TCACACATCATATCAAGGCACTTGAAAAATGCGGTTTACGATTATTTTAAAGGGTTGTTTCCTGATCTTGACATAAAAGAGGTTAATGGGGCTAATATTATATAGTTATGAAAATAATAATTACAGAATCACAATTAAAAACTATAACATTTCAAAATGCGGTTGATATGGCTTGGAAAGACATTGCTGATAACATAAAAGAAGAAGATTATTATGATGAAGGTGGATATGGAGATAACTACGAAGCAATCACAAAAATTGATGTGGTAACGGCATACAAGACTGATAATGTTGTTGAGTTAGGAATAATTATTTATATAGATACAATTTTTGACACATTTGATGTTGGTGACTATTTGTGGGACTTGAAATTAAATTTGGAAAACTATTTAGGGAAAAATAATTTCAAATTCAAATTACTTAATGTTATAAACGAAAATCCAAGAACAGATTGGTAATGAAAATAATAATTACAGAATCACAATATAACAAACTGACCGAAGATAACCTTCGAAAACTTTGCTATACGGTATGGAACAAACAAAAAAAGATGGGTGAAGAACCCCATCTTGATGATGTAATTTATGATATATCTGGAATTAGAAAAGAAAGTCGTGATGATTATGATAAAATAAGACCAATTTGGTATGAATATAACGGTGGATTTGATAACTTAGTTGAAAAACTTAAAGATGAAATTGATACTAAGGAATATAAGTTAGTTGAACCTGAATTTAATTTAAAAACCAAAATAAAGGTTGTTCATCTTGATATTGCAGGAGAATTTGTTGAAATTATGGTTGATGTTGACCCTCGTGGAACTATAGACTTTCATGGTTGGGATTCAGAAACCGAAGAAGAATATCAAGTTAACGACACAATTGAAGCCGCTTATTTAGAGGCTCAAGGTAATTATGAGACTGGTGATTTAATGGGTATGATTAGAAGTACAGTATATGATTTCTTTTATGGTTTATTAGAAAAATACGGTATTCCAATTGATGTGGATATTGATTTACAAGAAATTTATTAATACTTTTTAAATATGGGGCCAATAGAAAAAAAAATATTAGAATTATCAAAAACAGAAGGACTTTCTGAAGAAACAAAACTTACCTTAACTATGCTTAAAAATCAGGTTAGAGAAGATGAAAAAATAATTGTTAATGAAGCGTATCATAAAGGATTTTCTGATAAAGAAATGAATAAAAACCCTAGTTGGAATTACTTTGATCGTAGATATAAGTGTTACTTCTCAAATATAAAATTTGGTGAATTTAAATAATTTTCGTATCTTTGTGATATGGAAGACTTAAATAAACTTGAATTACCCGAAATTAAAACTCTTTGCAAACAATATGATATTAGTGTTGTTGGTGATAAAAAATCTTTAATTAAAAAACTAAAATACTATTTGGATCCGGTTGTTGGAACTTTGAATAACCATACCGGCAGAAAGTTAAATAAAAACCAAAAAATTGTTGGTTGTAAGATTGAAGAGAAGGAAAAAATCAACGAAATTTTAAAACAAAAAGGTCAATTTTTATATTATTCAATTGATTATAACTATTATTTGGTGACAGAATAAAACTTGTTGATATTTATAATAAAAAATTGTTATGAAAAATAAATTAAATGAAGAATTGAAGGATATTAAATATCTTTTTGAATATCAAAGAGGGAGGGTTATTTCTGAACAAGAAGAATTTGAATCTGAAGATGTTGATTTTGAAGAGGTTGAAATTGATGAGGAATGGAACGAAGAAGAGGAAGAAGATTTTAATTATCTTAAAGACGAAACTTTTGAAAACAGAGAAATTGAAACACCTGTTAGACCTGGAATTAAAACACCAACCAAACCAAAAAAACCGGGAACACCATATAGTCCTAAACCTGGACCTAAAAAAAATCCAAAAGCAAGAAAAGGGGATATGCCAACTTGGTTATCATTTGATGAACTTGGAATTAATTTGAAATAATATGAGAAATTTAAAACGAAGACTTTATACTGAAGGAGTTACCAAAAAAGAATTATTAAGACTTATGGAAGATCCGATTGATTACGAAGGACCTGAAAGGATGGCCGGAGATGTCGAAAGAAAGATTACAGGAAAAGAAACCCCTTATAGTAATTTTCCTGCAATTCCAGAAATGGATAGAGACTTTATTGAGTTAATATCTTCTAAAAGATTCAAGGACTCAGTTGATAAAGTTAGAATGGCCATGGGAGATACAAGAACCATTCAAGGACAAAATGCTCTTGGGCAGTTGATGAATACTGTTGGTCAAGCGATGCAAAGACTAATTATGATCCAATCTCAAAACAAAGAAGAACTTGAAGATCTTGCAGTTAAACTTGTTAAAGAAGAGTTAGGTATTCCTGATGGAGCGATGCAATTCGATGCTCAACTTGTGATGCAACCTATGGGTGCTGCTGAAGGAATGCAAAGTAATCCTGAAATGCCAAGTGAAGAAGAAGTTGAAGAACTTATGGGTGACATCGAAAACTTTAACTTGGAAAGAGCAAAAAGAAGATTTATCAATTCATTAATTCAGGGAGCAGCGTTTAAAGGTGGTCACATGTATGTTATGGTTAGAGATGAGATTAACGACATCAATCCACAACTTATGAACCTATATGCTGTTACTCAGTCTCTTATGGAACACGCATATTGGATATTTCCTGACATGGAAGGAATGGCCGGAGGTGGTGGTGGTCAAATGGGACAATCAGAAGTTGATGAAGAAACTGATCCACCAACAGTAAAAGCTAGGGCGGTTACATTCCCACTACTTGTTCACGAGTTAGTTAAAGGTGTTTATGAAATATTTGGAACACACGGACTACCTGACGATCCAAGACAACAAGAAATGATTTTGAAGGCAGAAGACACACTTCCTAGCGAGATTTGGGATTCAAGACTTGGACCAGTATTTTGGGAAAAGTTTGTTTCGACATACCCAATTGAGTTATTCGAAGATGATATGAAACATATACAACATTATTTGTTTATGCGATTTTCAGCATTAAGCGCTGAAGAGTTTATGAGAGTAGCAAAAATGATATTGAGTGGTGATCCAAAAGGAGAAAAATTCATTCAAGGAATGGTTAATGATATTGTAAAAGAACTTAAAGAACAAGACTACAAAGAAGCAATGGGTTATGACGATGAGGATGATGAAGATGATGATAATTTAAGTGGAATTGATTTTAGTGATTTAGGGTTATAATTTTTGACATATAGTCATAAAACTATTATACTTGTTTTTTATGAAGAATATTGATTGTGAAATATACATCAAACAACTTATTACTTTTTTTGAGAATAACCCCAATGATTTAATTGAATTAATTGGTAAATCACAGAAGAAAGAATTTTTTGATAAATTAAAAGACAGGTGTGAAAAAAATTTGTTAAAAGGTCAAGACCACGTCATAACAAGACAACAGATGGTTGACATTGTGATCCAATTAAAAATGCCCGAGTTGATTGACAACGAAGCGTCGATTGAAAAAATTGAAGGTAGTGTTCAAAAAACAAATTGGGGTGATATCTATTTAAATTAATTTTTCAAAAAAGTTTTGTATTTATAAAAATTTGTATATCTTTGTAATGTGATAAACGAGAAACGAAATGAAAACAGTTGAACTTACTATGAAAGAAATATGGGTGGCAACCCGACCTTCAATTCAGAAGAGTAAGAAAGTGTATTCTCGAAAACAAAAACACAAAAACAAAGAAAATAATTAAATATGATATACACACCAGAATTAATCAAATCAATTGCACCGGCAGTATTTGCCACATCCCCATCATTAAAAATGACAAACAAATATGAGTTTGTCCCAACACACGAGGTTATGGAAATGTTCGATCGTGAGGGTTGGCAACTTTCATCTGTAAAACAAACAGGTAAAGGAATTCATAACGTCCATGAATTAAAATATCGTAACGGACAACTACCCAAAGTTGGTGATACGGTTGTTGAAGCAATTATCCGTAACTCTCACGATGGATCGGCAACATTTTCTATGGCGGCTGGATTATTCAGACTTTGTTGTTCCAACGGACTCACAGTTCCCACGTCAGTCGCTGAACGTTTTTCAATTCGTCACAATCACTTCTCTTTAGATGAGGTTAAAGGATTGGCTGAAGACTTCTCTAAAAAACTTCCAAAAATTGAGGCTTCGGTTTCTCGAATGATGGAAAAAGAAATGACCGAGAAAGAAAAACTTCGTCTAATTAAAAGAGCGGTTGAGATTCGATGGGCTTTGGGTAGTGCTCCTTCAGCACTTGACATTAACGACCTTCTAACACCATTTAGACCTGAAGATGAAGGAAGTGATCTTTGGACCGTATTTAACGTGATCCAAGAGAAAATGATGAGAGGTGGATTTTCTTATCAGACACCAAGAGGTCGAACAACTAAACTACGAGGAATTAAAAGTATTCAAGCGTCCAACCGATTAAACACTAAACTTTGGGAAGCCGCTGAGGAATTAGTTTTGGTATAACAAATAAAAACGGGGGTCATTGACCCCCATTTTAGATTATGGAACAATTTAAACACGAAGAATTATTTTATAAAAGTTTAAACGAAAAAACTGGTGAATTTTTTTCTATTATTGAACTTTCTGACGGACATGGATTAAGTACGGATCTGTTATTGGAAAAACCAAAATTCGAACTTTATTTTTCAAATTCAATTCAATATTCTAATTCAAAGGCATACAAAGATTCAATATTTGTGTTTGACGAAGACATTTACATATATTTATCTAAAAGTGAACCAAATATAACTTCATTTTCTTGTAAAATTTATTATCCTATAAGAAAAAAGAAAGACGTGGATTTCTTTGTATTAAACTTAAAAAAAATAAAAGTAACATAATTGATCAATGGATAAAATTGCGGTAGTTTTTACAATGAAAAGTTGTCCTCATTGTCACACATTCAAAAATATGTTGACAGAGGCCGAAATTGACTTTATAGATAGAGATATTGAAGAGCATGAAGAAGAATATGATATGTTTGTTGAAGCAACAGGAAATGACTTTGTTCCTGCTTTTATGTTGATTGAAAATCCTGAAAGTGAAACACCTATAACTAATTTATATGCTCCAGATCGAGACTTTGAAGATGTTGATCAGGGATTAGAAATAATCAAAGAGTTTTACGAAAGATAAATAAAAAACCCCATCTTTAAAGGTGGGGTTTTCTTTTATACTAAAATTATATCTTTTAAACGATCCTGAACTAAAAAAGGTTTTTCTTTTGTTTGATCAAAGACATCGTGAAAAAATTCATAATCATCTAATTTTTCATTAAACAATTTTAGATCCATATCAAAAACATCTAAAATTAAACTTTCAATTTTTTGTTTTTTAATTTGTGAATTACAAGAAACTTTAATTTTATAATCTTCGTTTTCGTTTTGTTCGGTTGTGTAATAGAAATAAACTTGTTCTGTGTTTATTAAAGAATACATATGGTTTAAAATGTAGTGTGAATAGTAAAAGATTGATCTACCACATCCCAAACTATGTCCATAAGGAAATTCAGAGTTACAAGTTAGTTCAGAGATGGGTTCTTCTTCAATAACATAAAGGTCTTTATGGACTGAAACCCACCTATTATTAAAATCAGGAATTTCTTGATCGTATTTAATAATATCAATAATGTTTAGGGTTTTTCTGTTGACTTCAGTTAACACATCATCAAACCAATTTGAAAACTCATTTTTTATTTCATTTAGATCCAAAACAATTTCACTTGTTGTTTGACCATTAACAACAATAAATGTTTCACAATCTGTTATTTGAATAATTGTGTTATCTTTTTTGTCGAATTTTGACAGGATGAAGTCTGCAAATAGATTTACAAAATACCGTCTTGTGTTTTTTTCTAATTTTCTCATATTCTTGGTTTTTATAATGTATATGAGAATTAAATGAAACTATAAAGAGTTAAATATAATCTAAAAACATTTCGTTTATGTTTCTTTCTGTTCTGTCCCAATCAGGATAATCGGGGACTCTAATATCAATACATTCAACTTCATCATTATAAATCATACTATTTATAAGTGATGTATATCCACCAAAATATTCTAAAAAAGAGTCAGAATATGTTCCACCTTTGTTATTTTCTAAAAATGTTTTTATAATTCCAATAAAATCTCTGATTTTAATATATTGGTCGTATTTAGTTTTTTCACCAACCTTTCTTGGAACCTCATCAATATGACCCTCGAAATATTCACTAAGACCATTATAAACAGATTCATAAACTTCATCTTCGTATGCTTGATTTTCAGAGTTGTAATAGATACTTCTTAACTCAGAACCCAAATCCTCTAAATCATTACTGAAAAGTTCGTTTGATGCGTCACTATCGTTTAATAGGTCGTTTAAATCTTCAGGTCTTATTCTAAAATAACCTTCAGTTTGTTGTATTTCAGACAAATGTTCAAAAAAGTCCGAATCATAATCCTCTAATGATAATTCTTGATTTCCTATTTTTTTATAAATAACATCTTTAAGATGTGTAAAATTAGAATCATTTAAAACATCTATTGTATCGTATGGCATCATACTGGAATCAAAATACCAATCGTGACCTAAACCATCTTCACTTAAAATTAATTTTGCAACATGTCTGGGGTCACTATCACTTCTTCTACTACCACTACAAAAATATTCACTTAACTCTTCTCTATCTCTTAAACTTAGATAAAAACCACCATTTCTAATTTCAACATCGGTAATTAAATTTTTGACTATATAATAAACTGTGTCTTCGTAGTTGTCTTCTAAACCTTTTAGAAGTAATATGTTTTTGAGTTCTTCAGGTGCATCATCATAACTAAGATTAGTTAAAATACCATTTTCATCTAAAAAGTCTATGATTTCATCATCCCATTTACGATAACCTATTTGACCTAAATCTAATTCATCTAAAAGACCGTATTTTTTAACAAACTTAAAAAAAGTAATAAGGTCGTTAAAATACGGCTCAATTTCATATTCAAATTCACCATCATTAAATAAATCAACTAATTGTCTTGCTCTTTCTAAACTCATATCGTATAAATATCAAATAAACAAAAAAAGGCGTTCTAAAACAGAACACCTTTTTTTCGATGATACACAAATATTATCTTCTGTAATATTTGTTAATGATTTTTTTTACCGACTCTTGAACGTTTGAGTTATTTTGAGCGGTGTTTGAACCTTGTTGAGCTTGTTGAGTTTGCTGACCTTGTTGAGTCTGTTGTCCTTGTTGTGCTTGGTTTCCTTTATTTTTGCATCCACATGACATAGTTTCTAGTTTTTTATTAGTTTATTAATTTAAAGTTATGTTTATAAATAGTCTTTCTAATTGACCCATTACAACCATTATCCATTATTTTACCTCTTAATGCTGTTGAAAGTTTTTGTCTAACATTCTTTTCTGAACCTTTAGAGAAACCCTCATTTATTAAATATCTTGCCGCTTCGAATAAATTATCAAAAACATAAGATTTATTGTTAGATATTTCAGTTAAAACAAATTTTTCAAAATTACCATGTTTTTTTTGATTATATTTTGATAATCTTAATTTAACGTCGTCGTTGAATGTGTTTCTTCTAAACTCATTAACTTTTGCCAAATTATAACCAAAAATTGGATCATCCGTCTTATACATAGTAATATACTTATTTTCTAATAAAATTAAATCCTCAAAATTACATAATTCCAAAACTTCGAAAGTAAAGTTTTCTTCACCAAACTTATTATATGAATTTTGTAAATAATTATTATCATGTATATTCTTACGTAACATCCAAAAATGTTTGTATTTTCTATTATCAACATTAACAGAACTACCGATATAAATTTTATTATCGTATTTATTTTCTATTTTGTAGATGCCGCAATTCATAAAATGTTTTTATTATAAATATTTTATAAAAATCAATTATTTTTATTTTGTTATATTTATAAAGTATGAGAGACTTCATTAAAAATTTCTTATTAGAACAAGATGACAATCTTGTCACATTAACTCCTGAACAATATAAAGATGTATTAGAAGATGTTGGTGGAATTGCCGCAAGAGTTTCGAATATAAAACCTTACAGAGGTAAGGGTATTGTAATTAACGGTGATTTAGATCTTAGAAAATTTAAAACTGTTGGACCACTTACAGGTATTGTAAGAGTTATGGGAAGATTAGATATTTCTGGAACCAACGTCCCACATCTTGATGGTGTTACTGTTGATCGATACATTAGTGATTGGGGATCTACAATGCATAAAATCAAACTAAAAAAACAAAGAGATTATAAAATTTCACAACTTGAAGGTTATAGAGAAGATGATGAATGGAATATTGAAAATAATGATGATGAATCTGAAAGAACTGAAGCGTTATATGAATTCTTAGTTGAAGAAGGTATTCCTGAAGAATATGAAGACGACGATGGAAATGAAATAGAAGAAGATAAATATTTTATTTATCCAAATGGTACTGGAACTCAAGGTATTGGGAAACAATACGAATGGTTAGGTGGAGGAACTTTATCTCCAGACACATATGATGTTTATACTCAAGATGAGTTAGATGCTGCGGCTAGAAGATATGTTGAAAATTCGGTTGATGACATGGGTTATGATGCATTTTCAAGTTGGGTATGGGATCAAGCGCTTAATAAAGGAGAGTGGCAAAGTTGGTTAGAAGATTTTTTTGAAGATATAGTTAGAGATGATCCTGAAAACTATGATATAGGACTTGAATTATCTACAAATCAACAACATCAAGTTAATCAATTAACAAAAACTATAGAAAATCTAAATAATAGATTAGAAAAAGAGGAATTGTCTGACGAAGAATTCGAAAAAATTGAAGGAAAAATAGAAGGGTTAGAAGAGACAATAGAAGACATCAAAGAAGATCCACAAGGTGGTTATGATGAAAGTTCTATACAGAATGAAATTAATGATAGAGTTAGTGAATATATTGATGATATTGATGATTTTATTAAACATTACGGTTATGAACAAAATTTCATAATGGATTTTGTTGATTTAGATGAGGTTACGGATATTGTCGTAAATAGTGATGGTTATGGTCATCTATTAAACTCTTATGATGGAGAAATGTTTGAAACACAGGTAAATGGTGATTGGTATTATGTAATGAGAGCGAGTTAGGTCTTTATTTGTTCATCTTTTTGTATTACTTTTTAACACAGAGATGGCAAGAAGAAAAAAAATAGAGTTTTTATTAAATACCGATTGGATGTTTGAAAAGCCAATTGATCGAGAATACAAAGAATACAAATTACTTTCATATTTTCAAAAGATGGGAGAAAAACTCGACAAGTTAGAGTTATATCCCGGTTTTATTGAATTATCATTACATTTAATGAATGTTCAAGCATTGATGAAAGATCAAAAAATCCTTTATATCGATAAGAAATTAAATAGTATCGATGATGAAATTCTTGTTAGAGATTTAAAAATCAAAGATATTCCCGCCATGTCAAATGAAGAAATTAAAGAATTCAAAGACATTCTTATGTATTCAGCACCAAGAATTATGGAATATTTTAATATTGCAAAATCTGTTTGGACGATTGTTTTTGATTCTTTGGATATGAAAATTAAAAAAAACAAGAAAAATTTATTACACCCAAAAGGATATTTTTATTATATTAATAATGATAAAAAATATTATGTTTGGGAATATATGGTAAAAAAACAAACAAAATCTAATCCACAACAAATGACAAAAATTAATTTAATTTATTGTGATTATTTAAACGATTTGACAATACCAAAAATAATATCTAATTTATCGACATTTGAAATTGAAGATAAAAAAATAAGCCCAATTTTTCATATGTCATCAACGGGAACATTTCCTGTGGAAGAAACACTTTTACCGATGTTTAAAAGAAGAATATCTGGTTATCTTTCACAAGAAAAAAGTTTTGAAAAGAACAACAACGAATTGAAATGAGTTTTAGTAAAAGACTTTTAAAGAAAGAAAATATTTTAATGAATTTGGAAAATATAGTTCAATACCTAAACGCCGACGCAATAATTTGTAATGACGAATTTTCAAAAAAGGTATATGATTTTTATAATCAAGGAAAAACAAAAGAAGAAATAATAAAATATATAACAGAAAATAAATGAAAATTAAACTCGAATACGTATGGTTAGACGGGTATGCACCTGAGCCAAACCTGAGAAGTAAAACTAAAATAGTTTATTACGACTCAATCAAAAATGCCTTTCTCGACGGAAAATTTCCTATTTGGAATTTTGATGGATCTTCAACGAAACAAGCAAACACCGGAAATTCAGATTGTTTGTTAAAACCTGTGGCACATTATATTAAAGATATTCATTCGACCATTTATGTTCTATGTGAGGTGTTAAATCCTGATGGAACGCCACATCAAACAAATACAAGATCTTTGATTGATAAAAATTATGATGATCTATGGTTAGGGTTTGAACAAGAATATTTTATTTACGATAGAAAAAATAAATGTGTTTTGGGTCACCATGAAAACAACTTAAAACCACAGGGTGAATATTATTGTGGTGTTGGTCATAATGTTGTTGGTCGTGAGTTTGTTGAAGAACATATGAATATGTGTTTGAGTTATGGTATTGATATAACAGGAATAAATGCCGAGGTTGCGTTAGGTCAATGGGAATATCAAGTATTATCTCAAGGTAAATTACAAGGTGGTGACGATCTTTGGATGACAAGATATTTCTTATTTAAGATTTCAGAGAAATACAATTATGAAATCGAACTTAACCCAAAACCATTAAAACACGGAGAATGGAATGGATCGGGTCTTCACACAAACTTTTCAACAGATATGATGAGATATTATGGAAATGAAAAGTATTTTATGGAACTATTCAACACACTCGAAACAAGACACAAAGATCATATTAAATCATACGGATCAAACAATCACTTACGACTAACTGGTGAATATGAAACACAATCGATTGATAAGTTCAGTTGGGGTATATCAGATAGAGGAGCATCAATTCGTGTTCCACAGGACACCGCAAAAGAATGGAAAGGATATGTTGAAGATAGAAGACCAGGTTCAAATGCAGATCCATACAAAATCATTGGTGAGATAGTAAAATCTATAAAAATCACAGATGACAGATATAATGTTGAAAATACTTCAAATGAAGATACGAATAAATCTCTGTGGACAGAAAATGAACCACATTTTTTTAGAATAAAAGAATAATGGTTAATTTAAAAACATTGATTATTGGAATATTTTTTGGGTTTTTGGCTCAAATAATCACATTTTTTCAACTTCAAGGATCATTAAAATATGAATGGATTAAAAATCATTATTGGTTAACGGTATTGATGGGTATTCCAATATCTATGTTGTTTATGTATTCAGTGAAGAATATGATAATTGCATACAATGGTCAAATGTGGCCGTCAAGGTTAATAGGGTTTAGTATTGGGGCGGTTGTTTTTACTTGGTTAAGTTGGTTGATTTTTAAAGAACCTTTAACATTAAAAACAATAGTTTGTTTGATTTTAGCAATAGGAATTTTAATAATACAATTATTTTGGAAATAAAAATGGAAAATAAAGAACATGTAAATCACCCACAACATTATCAATTTGGTAATGATAGAACTTATGAGGTTATTAAAATAATTGAAGTTTATGATTTTGATTTTCATATCGGGAATTGCTTCAAATATATTAGTAGAGCCGGAAAAAAAGACCCCTCTAAGGAGCTTGAGGATTTGAAAAAGGCAAGATTTTATCTTGATAGAAAGATACAAAATTTAGAAGAAAATAATAGAAACTAATTGATTTCAATTATTTTCTTCCCTTTAGTTAAATTATCTTTATCCCATAGAATATAAAGATAATCAATAAAAGTCATACTTTATATTTGATTATTACTATAATAAATCATATCATTAGCAAATGAATGACAAATCAAACAAAAAATCGAGTCTAAACAAGGAAATTAATGTTTTTGGTGCCATAACCACAGCAAATGAATTAATGCGTGAAACACTTATCAACTTTACTTGGGGGTTTTTAGGAAACTCTATTGTTGTTTTTGTTTCAAAAGAAATGGATATGTTGGTTTTAATTAACTATATTCTTTATTACATATTGATTTCCTATATTGTAAACAGGAAAAAATATGATACGGTATTGGGTAAGTTTATTGTATTACCGGGATCGGCGGCATTTGGAGCGTTTACAGGGTATAAATTGGCGCAACAAATAATAAATATATTATGACAGAAAAAAGAAACATAGAAGAAGTATTACATAAAGTTATCAATGGGGATTGTATTGAAGTTATGAAGACATTACCTGAAGGGTCTGTAGATTTGGTGGTCACATCTCCTCCCTATGGCGTTGGTATTGCTTATGATGTTCATGAAGACGATGTTGAATTTGAAGAATACGTTGAGTTTGCCAAGTCTTGGTTGTCTGAAGTGTATAGATTATTAAAAGATGATGGACGAATTGCTCTAAACATCCCTTATGAAATTAACAGACAGAAAAAAGGTGGTCGTATCTTTTTTGTATCAGAAATGTGGCAAATTATGAAAGAAATCGGTTTTGGTTTTTTTGGTATTGTTGATTTAGAAGAACAATCACCACATAGAAGTAAGACAACAGCTTGGGGGTCTTGGATGAGTCCGAGTTCGCCATACATTTATAACCCAAAGGAGTGTGTTATTTTGGCTTATAAAAAACATCACATCAAAAAAGTTAAGGGTCAACCAGAATGGACGGGTGAATTAACCGAAATTGAAAATGAAGATGGAACAAAAAGAAACAAAATGATGTATGACGAAAGAGACAAAAAAGAATTCATGGAACTTGTCTTTGGTCAATGGAATTATTTTGCTGACACCAAGTCTTTAACCAAGGCAACCTTTTCAATGGACATACCAACAAAAGCGATTAAAATATTGTCCTACAAAAACGATATAATTTTAGATCCATTCGCTGGTAGCGGGACTAGTTTAGTTGCTGCAGAAATCTTGGATCGTAAATGGATCGGAATTGAGTTATCACCAAATTATTGTGAAATTGCAAGGTCAAGAGTTCAACACTTTGTTGACGACAAAAAACAGGTTAAAATTGAACACGATTTAAATTAGTTCAACAAAATCACCTTCTTCTATTTTATATTTTTTACATTCACCACCTGGTAATTCAAGAATCATATCTCCATTACCAGTAAAGTGTTCGCAATCATCGGAAAAACATGGTTTACAATTATGGTGAATTTTTGTAATTACATTACCATCAATAAAGATAATATCTAAATGAACCAAACAATTTTTCATCCAAAATGAGTGAGGTTCATTTTCCATAAAAAATAACATACCATTAAAAGATCTATCAAATTTTTTTCCCATCATACCTTTTTGGGTATCTTTTGAAGTTAATACTGTTTTAACATCAAAAAGGTTATTATTTATTTTAATCTTCATATTTATAAATACTATGATTGAATTTAAAAAATGGGCGGGTATCATATTAAAACATAATGACGAAGTTTTACTCTGTAAAAGAGCTCCCGATAAATCATTACCAAACATTTGGTCCATTCCTTCAGGAAAAATTGAAAGTGGTGAATCACCAGGGGCAGCAGCAATCAGGGAATTTCACGAAGAAACAAATTTGGAATTAAAAAAAGAATTAGATTTCGTGGGGTTTATTAATAAGTATAAAAAAAATGGAACAAAAAAAGGACATATGTTTGTTTTTTTGTTTGAGTCAGATAGAAAACTTGAACCAGATTTAAAACAAGCAAAAGATGGTTGGGAACACACCTCTTGTAGATATTTCAAAAAAGACGAGATTCCGACACAAAAGGGTAATGAAGAACTTTTAGAAATTTTGAATAAAATGTTTTAATATTTTTTCTATTAAATATTTTTTATTATATTTGTAGAAATAAACAACTATGATTAAAACGACATTCAACCACAAGATTACAATAATGAACGAAAAGTTCGGAAATCTATTAACCGAATCTTTTGTTGATCAAACGCAATTCAAAATATTTTTGAAGATGATTGATGGGGCTTTGAATCTTAACGAAGACCTTTCTTATTTTGACGGAAATACTTTTTTGGTTCACATTCCGCACAAGATTTTGAAAGATTCTGTAATTTTAACAAATGTTGTTGAGGTTACTTTAAATGAACAAATTAGAAATAAAATTGAAACTTTAGTTTAATATGAAAAAAATAACATCTTTATTATTATTGATTTTGGTGATCACTTCTTGTGTAAAAGAAGAAATTAAACCTCAACAACCTTTAGGACCACAACCAATCATTACTGACACAACAAGTGTGGATTCAACAATAAGTTTGAAAAACACCACTTGGGTTATAACAAAAATATTGAATACAAGTTTCAATCAAGAAATGAGATCAGACACCCTTGTTTTTATTTCAAATAATGTTTATTCTTTTAACGGAGTTCAATCGACATATAATTTTTACCCAAGTCAATCAAATTATACTTTGACTTTGAATAACACGCCTTGGGGACATATTAGTGGAAAAATGTATGATTATAATTTAACTCAAGGTATTTTGGAAAATTCACAATTTGTAAATTACTTTACAAACCAAAATAGTGTTAAAATTTGGATGGAAAAACAATAGTTTCTTTGTTATCTATAAAACAAAGTGGTGGCTAGTAGACACATTCGGTGTCGACCCAAAAAAAGGTGGAAGAAATTTCACCTTTTTTTATTTTCATAGTATTTATTATAAAATATCATATTATGAGAAATAAATTTATTTTAACTGAAGAAGAATCTAAAAGGATTTTATCTCTTCATTCAAAAAAAATTCAAGAAGAAAGAGTACAGGGATCTAAAAATGTTATAAATGAAGCTGACCCAAGAATGAATGCTAAAAACGCAGTAGTTGGTGCGGCTTTAGCAACACCATTAATAGGACCATTGACTGCGATTAATCCGTTATTAGGACTTGCTGGTGTTGTTATAGGTGGTTGGTTAGGAGCCACTTATTCATCAGGAAAAGCTTTTGATAGAGTTAAAAATCTTTTAAAAGCTTGTAACACAAAAAAATCTAAAATAGGAAAAACAACGTTACCAACATCAAGAATAAAAGAAATTGCTGATTCTTTAAATAAAGCAATTTCTGGTTTGGGAACAAACGAAGAATTGATTAAAGCTAACTTAGCTTCGATACCAACTTTTCCTGATTTATGTGCAGTAAACTACACTTATTCAATTAGACAAAGTGAAACTTTATTTGATGCTATAGATGGTGATATTGATTCTGATAGTGAATGGAATGAATATGTTTGGAAACCAATTTATGGTTTAATTGAAAAAACAAAAACAGTTTCAGAAAACGAAGTTCTCAAAAATGCTAAAGCATGTGGTTATAACACTGTTGAAGAATATAAAAATGCAAAATGGAAATGTAATAAAAGTCAAAATAATAATCAAAAAGATGAGGAACTTTTAAAAACTGCAAAATCTTGTGGATGGAATAGTATTGAAGAATATAAAAATTCAGGTTGGAAATGCAAAGTTCAAAAACAAAAAATTAGAAGAGGTGGTAGTAAAAGTGGATATACTTTTGATTTCAATACTATTATGAAAGAAATTGATTCTAAATGTGTCTCTAAACAAACTCCAGAACCAACACCGACACCCGAAATAGACAGAACAATAACTAAAGATGTGTATCAAACATTAATCGCTTAAAAAAATAAAAATGAGTAAAATTAAATTAACCGAAGACCAATATAGAAGATTAAAAGATAATTTAATCGAAAGTTCAATTTTAAATGAACAAACATCTGACCAAGTAATGCAAGTTCAAAAAAAATTAAATTCTTGCTTTAATGCAGGACTAACTGAAGATGGTATTGCTGGTGAAAACACAAAAAACGCAATTGAAAAATATACTTCATATAGATTTTAATAAATAAAATTAAAAATGAAACGAAGACTTATAATAAGTGAGGAAGAAAAAAATAGAATATTAAATCTTCACGAAACAAGAAAAAATAAAGAGTGGAACTTAATAGGTGAACAAGTTACAGGAAACCCTGGAACACCCGTTGTTGGTGCAACTCCGCCCGCAACATCAGTTACAAACATACCTATTCAAACAGCACCAACAAATACCCCAACAAATACCCCAACAAACACGACAACAACCCCAAAACCAAACTATGAAGATGGAGTATATAATAACGACAAAGATTATGATTACAAAAAAGAAGGAGATAAATATTTTTTCAAATTGAAAACAAATCCTGTTAGCCCAAAGGTTAAAGCCTTAAAAAAACAAAATAAATATATAAATTGGACCGAAGCAACGGGTAACTCAAAAATAGCAATATCAAAACTTCCTTTTCTATCAACATTAACCGCTTTTAAAGGAGTTGGACCTGAAGTTGACGGTAGTGATGAAACTTTTGACGCACCAACCCAAACAGCACCAGTATCAACTACCCAAACAGCACCAGTACCAACTACCCAAACAGCACCAGTATCAACAAGCCAAACAACACCAGTATCAACTACCCAAACAACACCAACTACAAATAATACCGATCTTGCGGCAGACTTAAAAACCGCATCTCAAATCAGACAAGAATTCAGACAAGGTAAAAGAGACAAAAACAAAGCACAACGACAATACAACCAAATGGTCAATAAATATAATAAACTTAAAGATAAGATGAGTCCACAGGACAGCACAGCTTATCTACAGGCGATTAACCAACTCAAACAACAACTGTCATAATAATTTAAGACAAATGATTCAAACCTTTTACGTAGTTTAAGGTTTATGTTTTTTTATTTGTTATATTTATTAATATGAGAAATATTATAATCACCAAAAGTCAATTAAGACTAATTACCGAAGCCTTGGGTGTTCCTGATTCTATTTTGGACGCAGCTGACATATTATATGATGTAGTTGAAAACAACATTAGATCAATAAACACCATTCAGGACGAATACAAATTTGATGGTGATCTTGATTTAGAATTAGGTGATAAGAAAAAAGTTAAAATTAATTCATATGAATTAACTATAAGTATTGAAGAGGTGGAAGATGAAGAAGGAGTTTTAGATATTATTTCTATGGGGATGGGAGGAAGATTTGGGTTTGATAGAAATGTTTATTTGAAACGAAATGAACCATCGAATAATTTGAATTTAAATATAACATTTGCGGTTGGAGAAAATTGGAAACCAGAAGAACTAATTCAAAAAATGGAAGAAGAAAGGGATGAACAAGTAGCATCTTTGGCACATGAATTAAAACATAAATACGATAAACAAGTTAATATATTTAGTAAAGTTGGACCTGACGCCAAATATCAAGCAACACAACAAAGAGGAACTTTTGCAATTCCTGTTATTGATAACGTCTTTTACAGGTATATGTATTTTATTCATGGAATTGAAAATTTGGTTAGACCAACTGAAGTTGCATATTCTTTGAAAAGAAAAAAAATAACTAAATCACAATTCAAGGACTTTATTGAAAATAACAGAGTTTATAAAGAATTATTAGAAATAAGAAATTTTACTTTTGAAGATTTTATTTCAAAACTAAAAGAACAAGAAGAAAGAATGGACAAACTTATAGAACATATTGGTGAAGACCCTTCTGATATGACAATTAAAGAAAAAATTGACAAAGTTTTAGAAATTGTTTATATTGATTTAGTAAATAACAGACTGGAAATGTTTTTTAGAATGACTGAACACGGAATGGATGATATGTTAAAATTTGGTGCTCAAATTGGGTTATTACCAAATGAATTACAAGGGGAAGTTGAAAAGTTGGGTAAAACCAATGAAGTTAGACAAAAATTTTTAAACCAAACTACTAAATACCAAAAAAACCCAACTAAATTTTTTGAAGATGAATTTGAAAAATTTAATTATGTTGCAAATAAAATGATTAAAAAAATTGTCAAGTTATATGATATGGCTGAAGATGATAAAGAAATGACAGAATCAATACAGAATTGGGATCTTCACCAACAAATTATGGAAAAAAAATATGGAAAAAGAAAAATCGAAACTAAAATTAAAAATTGGAATCTTAAATAAACTTTTGGTATTTATACCACTTTTATTATTATCGTTTATTTTAACAAAACCAGAATACAAAGGACTGGCAACTTATTACGGACAACATTGGACGGGAAGATTAACAGCATCAGGAGAAAGATTTCACGCAGATAGTTTAACCGCCGCACACAAACACTTCAAGTTTGGAACAATACTAAAAGTTATTAACCATCATAATGATTCAATTTGTTATGTTAAGGTAAATGATCGATTACCTAAATCGTCAAAAATGATGATTGATTTAAGTTATGGAACGGCCAAAAAACTTAATTTTCTAAAAAAAGGTGTTATAAATGTGACCCTTATTCCTGTCGATACTGTTAAAATTATTAAATAATAAACAAAACATAGGTTTTGCTCAATAATATAATTTAATTATATCTTAATAAGTATTTATACGTATATATTATTATAGTAACTCGACCGGCCCATGGCAGATGGGGGTTTCCAAAAAGGATTCTTCAAGTGAGTATAACAATTAATGCATTTTAATTTTATACAAATGAAGAATTTATTATTATCAATTTTTGTTTTTTTTGCAAGTTTCGTCACTTTATCTCAATCTTGTACCCACACTATTAAACTTACCGATACTTTTGGTGATGGATGGAATGGAGGTTATGTTTCTGTTTCTGTTGGTGGTGTTGTTGTTTTAAATAATATTACATTAGCAACTGGTTATGGTCCTGTAAATTATAATTTTACTGCAGCATCAGGTCAAACAATTCGAGTTTATAGAACAATAGCAGGAACTTATCCAAGTGAAATGAGGGTTCAAGTTGTGAATAATGTTGGAACAGTTTTACTTGCCACCGTACAACCTGTTGTTGGAACGGCAACTTCAGGAGGATATACTTGTATTGCTAATTGTGGGGTTGCATCTGCTGGATGTACAAACGTTTCATCATATGGATCTGCTGTCGCACCGACAACACCAACTACGGTAACAATTTCAAGTTGTAATTTTCAAAATGAGTATTCAACCGTGTCAGGAATAATTGCAGGAAGAACTTATCAATTTGGATATAGTTTGGGTGGTTATATCACCGTTCATACAGGAACTTACAACGGACCAATAGTTGCTTATGGGACTGCACCCTTGAATTGGGCTTCAGCATATACAGGAACGGTTTTTGTTCATTACAATACAAACTCAGGATGTGGAACAGCATCTTCTTGTGGAACTTCAACTGTGAGTTGTGTTACTTGTTCTGCTCCTGCGGCACCTTCTAACGACCTTGTTTGTAATGCTACACCAATATCTTGTGGGCAACTAATTTCAGGAACAACTGTAAATGCTAATAACTCTGGAACAGGAGAAAATTCAACTTGTAGTGTAACTCAAACTCAACCTGGTGTATGGTATGTTATACCGGGAAATGGTCAAATAATGACAGCGTCATTATGTGCGACTGCTTGGGATAGTAAAATATCAGTTTTTAGTGGTCCGAATTGTTCTTCTTTAACTTGTGTGGGTGGAAATGATGATTCAGGTCCTGCGTGTGTTTCTACTTCAGCATCTTATAGTTGGACATCTGTTGTTGGTACTAATTATTATATTTTGGTTCACGGATATTCATCAACAAGTTCTTTTACAATTAATATGAGTTGTTATACACCACCACCATCTGCTCCAACATCTATAACGGCAACACAAAATACAATTTGTAATGGAACATCAACAACTTTAACTGCTAATGGAGCAATTGGAACGGTATATTGGTATACAGGTGGATGTGGAACTACTTTTATTGGAACAGGAAATTCAATTACTGTAACACCTTCAACAACCACAACATATTTTGCAAGAAATTACAATTCAGGGTTATTTAGTTCAAGTTGTGCTTCGACCACTATAACAGTAAATCAAATACCGCAAGTTACAATAACTCCGACATCTAATGTTATATGTAATGGGTCAAGCACTCAATTAAATTCTAATGTTAGTGGTTTATCTGTTCCTGGAAATTTAGTTGTGACAATATCCAGTGGTGGGTTTATGGATGAAACAAGTTGGGTATTATACAATAACTTAGGAACTATAATAGGTTCAGGTGGAAACTATGGGTTGGGAACAACAAACGTAATTCCAATTGGATCATCAGCAAATGGACCTTATACTTTTTCAATTGAAACTCAAGGAACTTTTAATGACAATACGGCAACTTTTACAATCACTTGTAATGGAACTACTATTTCAAGTGGAAGTTTAGGTGGGGGACAAACTTTTAATCAAGTTGTTTCATCTTGCACAACAACACCACCAATTACATATTCTTGGACTCCTTCGTTAGGACTATCTAGTACAAGTTCAGCTAATCCAATAGCAACTCCTAATAATACTACGACCTATACCTTAACGGCAACGGCTAATGGTTGTTCAAATACGGCACAAGTTAATGTGACAGTGAACCCATTACCATCAGTAAGTGCCGGACCAAATCAAACTATATGTTCAGGTTCTTCGGTGGCTCTTTATGGATCAGGAGCAACAAGTTACACTTGGAACAATGGTGTTACCAATGGAGTTTCTTTTTATCCTAATAATACACAAACTTATACGGTTACAGGAACAAACGCTAATGGTTGTTCTAACACATCAACCACAACGGTTACAGTAATTTCAGCACCTGTGGCAAACGCAGGACCACCAGAAACAGGAAGCTCAACTTGTGGTATAAACCAAATTACTTTGGGTGCAAACGTTCCATCAGTTGGTCAGACTGGAACATGGAATGTTTTTAGTGGAGTTGGTGGAACTTTTTCTAACATTAATTCACCAACATCAACATTTACAGGAAATTATGGGTCAAGTTATATACTTCAGTGGAATGTAACTAATGGTCAATGTTCAACCTCCTATCAAAAATCGGTCACCTTCAATCAGCCAAATGATCTGTCATTGGGGGGTGCTATAGGTTCTAATGATTTTCTTTGGGGAGGTCTTACATCAACTGATTGGTCTACTTCAACCAATTGGTATCAAAAACAATCTGCGGGACATTTTGTTAGAATGTCAGGAAACGCTCAACCAACAAACTCAAATCAGGTATTTACATTAAATCAGGCAAATGGAGGTCTTTGTATAGGAAACGTTACACCTACACTTAGCGTTAATGGAAATGCCTATGATGTTTTTATTAACCCTGGAATTACTTTGGACTTAAGCAATGATAGTCTTAATATAACTCATGATTTAATCAAAAATGGTTCTTTAACGGCTTCGATAGGAACGGTGAATTTTATTGGAAATACAAACTCTACTATTGGTGGAAATGGTAATACTCAACTTTTTAACATGAAAGTAAATAAAAGTGGTGGTTCTAATCTTACACTCTCACAACCAATAACCGTTACTAATACTTTAACAATGGTTCAGGGAAATATTTTTACTTCTAATTCTAACCTTTTAACTTTGGGAACTACAAGCTCTCAATCTGGAACGCTTAACTACAACACCGGAACAATTGTTGGGCCTTTCAAAAGATATTATTCCTCAATTCCCACAAGTGGAAATGACGGGTTCTTTCCTGTTGGGACTACATCTTACAACAGATATTCACAAATTAATTTTACTTCTACACCAGGATTAAATCAATCATTAACAATTCAATATAAACTTGGAGCACCATTGGTTAACGGAACACCTCTTTATACAGGTTTACCTCAAGTCGTTAGTAATTCACTTATTCAAAATTATTCGGCAGATGGATATTGGGAAGTGATTCCAAACAACGGGAATTATTCTTCAAGTATAAACTCAACACCATATAACATTACTCTTTTTGCAAATAATCTTAATGGTATGACTACACCACAGATTTGTAGAATTATTAAGAGTCCAGGATCAACACACACAAGTTGGCAATCTTGTGGGACACATGTCCCAATTTTGGGAAATGCTAACCCACAATCTTTTATTATCAACAGCACATCTTCGACTGGATTTAGTTGGTTCAATATTGGAACACCAAATTCTCAAGCGTTACCTGTGGAACTATTATCTTTTGATGGTTCTTGTAATGAAAACTTAATTACTTTAAATTGGAAAACGGCAACCGAACATAACTCTGACTATTTTGATGTTCTTAAATCAAGAGATGGTGAGAATTGGTCTAAACTGACCACTTTAAATTCAGTTGGTAATTCAAATCAAATGACAGATTATACGACAAAAGATGAAAACGCAATTGACGGAAATAACTATTATAAACTTTTTCAATATGACATTGATGGTCAATATAAAGAGTATGGACCAATAAATGTTATTTGTGATGGAAATTCAAAAGGTTATTTTAGCATATTTCCAAATCCTAGTTCTGGTGATTTTCAGGTTGTGTTAAATAATAAAAATATGATTGGTAATGGAAAACTAATAATTAAAGATACAAAAGGATCTGAAATTCTTAATAAAGAAATTAATGTTATGACAGGAATTAATTTGTATGATATTTATGATTTAAATATACGACCAGGGGTATATTATGTTCAAATAACAAATAACAATTTATCAACTCAAATAATTAAAGAAATTATCAAATAAAAAAACATGGAAATAATCTTAATTTTATTTTTAATATGGGTTATGTATGTTTTTTTTAAGGACATTTATAAGTTATTCATTAGTAATGTAAATTATGATAATTTTTTTTTGGTAAGTTTTTTTTTCGTTTTGGGTTATTTATTTTCCATTTTTCTTTGGTGGGTCAATAATATTCGAATATTATTTAATTCATATATTTTTTAATTCTAAATAATTTCTTATCTTTGTAAGGTGAAAAAACCCTGTAAAGAATGCCCACACTTCATTCGTAATCGTCATAACGATACTATTGTTGATTTTGCTGAAAGAACCGGTAAGAAACACAATTGTCATATGACAGAAGGGGCTAAAGATTTATGGAATGTTAAGAATGAAAAGTTTGAATGTTATGGATCAAAAAAATAAAAAGTTTAGATTACCAAGAAAAACTAAAAAAAGAATAGAAAAAGATTTTTATATCTATCCAAAAGATGATAAAAATTCTTATCTTGTGGCTTGGCCATCTAAATACGAGGAAGATTACGTTGCATATAAAAAAGGTTTATTAACAGGTTTAAAAGAAGAATTAAGAAAAACATATAAAAATGGATAGTAGAGAATTTATATACGGAGTTTGTGATAAGACGGGATCTTGTGATTCGTACTTTGGATTCTTCAAAAATGAAAAAGATGCCGAACACGAAGTTGAAGTTCAATCCAATAGACTCAAAGAGGATTTGGGTATGATGGAAATTGAGGTTAAAACGGATCGTGCAATATTTGGGGGTAAATTGGTAATAGTAATTCATAGATACGTATTAAGATGAAAACAAGAGAAACTAAATTTGGAACATATACAGAAATGGAAACAGAAACAAGTACAAAATTAACTGGTGATAAAATCAAGGTATTTGTAGAAAGACTGAAAAAAATTGGAATTGAGGTTAAACTATCAGGAAACTTTCCCTGGATTTATATTACTGAAATTTGTGGTAAAAAAGTAACTGAAACATTTGGGGGAAATTGGGGATTTACTTTGATATATCTACCTGTTAGAAATGATAGTCCTCCATCAGAATTTACAGATATTACAGAAATTTTTAAACTAATTAGAAAATACGCAAAATGAATTTAGACAAATTAACAATGGACGAACTTATTTCATTAAGAAATGAAATTCAAGGAAAAATACATTCCTACACAGATGGGTATTTGTATATCTGTTCTGTTCGTCAGTTCGGTAGTGTATGGGAAGAAAAACCAAGTAGTTTATATTCTTTAAGAGAACTTTGTGATTCATATTACGGAGATAATGGTATTGTTGATGTTTATACCAACAATCCAAATTTAGAATTTCCTGAAATGGAGTTTCAAAATTATGGTGACGTTATGTTTATTAAATCAGAAGATGATTACCGTGACTGGGTTAAATACAACAAAGAAAAAAACTTTATTGATGATGTAACGCAACGACTTGATGAGTGGGATGAGAAGAAAGATCTACCACTTAGGTATCGTCCTTATTTTGCACCAATTTGGACAAGAGAAGATGTTAATGAATGGGTTACAGAGTTTGAAAGTAAGACATGGGATTTTACTGAACCAAGAAGTATGAAGGTAAAATATTCTGAAGAAGATGGTGAAGATTAAAAAAATAATTAATATATTTGTGATATGGAATTAGAAAAACAAAAATACAGAATCTATTTAGATGACGTTCGTACCCCGGTAGACCCAAGTTGGGTGGTTGTTCGTTCTTATGATGAATTTGTTAGTAAGATAAATGAAATTGGTTTAGAGAATATTGAACTAATATCTTTAGACCACGACTTAGGTGATAGTGCAATGAAAGAATGGCATTACGGAGTCGTAAAAAACTACACAATTAACTACGATAATATCACTGAAAAGACTGGTATGGATTGCACTAAATGGTTAGTTAATCAATGGTTAGATGGTAAACCTGTGGTTGAGGTTGTAGTCCATTCTGCGAATGCTGTTGGTAGTGGTAATATGATGGGTTACATCAACAATTACCTACACTTAAATAGAATGGAACAAAATTGTATAAGAGTTAAAATTGAACACACAGTATAAAAAATAGTTATGGAATTAGAAAAATTTGAACAAGCAAAAAAAATCAAAGAAGACCTTGATAGATTAGAAAGACAGAAGCGTAAATTAGAATCTGCGTTAGAATCTTGTTCTTTAAATGTGACGATTGAATTTAGTCCATCAAAAGCATTTTTAACAAGAAAAGATGAGGTTACAATTTACAACAGAGAAGTTATTAGAGAAATGATTTCTAAAGAACTTAAAAGGTTGAATGGTGAAATAGAATTAGTTAAAGAAGAATTTGAAAAAGTATAAAAAATGGAAAATTTAAATAGTGTATGTTATGTTGGTTTAGTATGTGATATATTACCAATAGAAGGGGCTGATAACATAGAACTTGCAATGGTTGGTGGTTGGAATACGATAGTTAAAAAAGGTGAATATAAAGTAACTGATTTGGTTGTTGTTGCAACTACAGATGCAATAATACCATTGAAACTTTCTGACGCTATGGGTGTTACTAGTTATTTACGAAAAGGACAACGAGTAAGAACTGTGAAACTTCGTGGGGTTTATTCTGAATGTTTAATAATACCAATAGGGTTTGTTCCTGAAAAATATAGGTATGAAGGTTCTGACTGCATGGAATTACTTGAGATATTTAAATACGAACCACCAGTTAAAACAATTCAATTAAGTGTTGGAGGTAGAAAATTCAAATATCACCAAAATCCTAACTTCCATGTTTACTATAAGTTTCCAAATCAAAAGAATGTTCCTGATATGTTCAATGAGGACGACGATGTTGTTATAACTCGTAAACTTCACGGAACTAATGCACGTTACGGAATTGTAAAAAAGAAAAAACTATCATTGTGGGATCGTGTTAAAGTATTTTTTGGTTATGAATGGGAGGGATTTGAATTTGTTGTGGGTAGTCACAATGTAGAAAAAGGATCTGATTCTCAAGGATTTTATGATACAAATGTATGGGAAGAAATATCAAACAAATACAACATACGTCAAAAATTATGGAATCACGTTAAAGACATTTATGAACCATTTGAATTGAATGGTGGTTTTATAATATATGGTGAAATATATGGTTATGGTATACAGAAAGGGTATGATTATGGTTTAGATGAAATAAAGTTTTCTGGATTTGATATTGAAATTGATGGAGAATACCAACCTTATAATGAAGAATCTGTTCATTTTGAATTTTTAAAATTACCACAAGTTGAATTGTTATACCGGGGTAAATGGAATAAAGAAGAACAAGACAAATACGTCTTCAATAACAACATAAAGGGAAGCAAAGTTCCACACGAAGGTATAGTTGTAAAATCTGTAACAGGTGATCGTAAAAAAGTGAGTAAAATGATAAATCCTGATTACTTGATAGCGAGTGAAAAACATAATTATGGTGATTCACATTAACTTGATAAGATCAAATATTTTACTTAATATTATTAAAAAAATGAAAGAAGAATTATTTGTTAGATTTGCCAACGAAAGCACCTATTATAGTAGAATAATGGTTGATATTTCTAAAATTGAAAATCCATTAATTTTTCCAAATGAAGTTTTTTTTAATGTTGATAACATTAGAGTTGCGATCAAAAGAGAAGATTGGGATCAATTACAAGAAAAAAACAAACAAGAAAAATAATGGAAGATTTATTTAAAAAGATAAAAGAAAATTTAGATGACATTAAAATTACAAAAGAATTTGATTTTAATGAAAACGATGAGACAAAACCAATAAGTAATTCACCAACTTGTTGGGGGACATTACAGGATGAGGAATTTGCTCCGGCATTTACATCAGTTCCCAAAGTACCCGCAGGGATCTACGAAATTGTTTATAATCGACAATTGAACCAACACACACTAAAAAAACAACCTTTCAAGACCGATGAATTATATCAATTACCTTCATACGAGATTACAGATATCTTGAAAGATATCCAAAATTTTTGGGATCGTAGAGACAAATATAAAGAATATAGTTTTGTTCATAAAAGAGGTATTTTAATGTATGGTGAGCCTGGATGTGGTAAGTCAGGTATAATTCAATTGATCTCTAAACAACTAATTGAAAATGACGGAATTATTATCAATATTAAAGATACGGAAGATGTTGATTTGTTTATGGATTTTATCACAACATTTAGAAAGATTGAACCAAATCGACCTTTGATTGTTTTATTGGAAGATATTGATTCAATTGCGGGGGAAAATAGTTATTCAACAAGCAGATTGTTAAATATCTTGGATGGTGTAAAACAAATTGAGGATGTGGTGTATATTGCAACAACCAACTATCCTGAAAAACTACAGGATCGTATAACCAACAGACCATCTAGATTTGACAGAAGATATAAAGTTGAATTACCAAATGAAGATATTCGTGAAGCTTATATTCGTCATAAATTAAAGGATGAAGATCTTAAAGGTGTTGACGTTAAAGAATGGGTAAAAAGAACTGATGGAATGTCATTATCACACTTGAAAGAAGTTGTAATTTCAACTATTGTTATGGGTAAAGAATTTGAGGAAGTGATGGATAACCTTGAAGGATTAAAAAGAGCTCCGTCAATAAAAGGAACAGGAAAAATGGGATTTGGAAAATGAGAAAGTTTAGTTTAATAGTTGGGTTGTTACTCCTGACAAGTTGTAAAAGTTCAAAAAGTGGATGTGATGCGTATGGAAGCAACACTATGAAAAGTGACTCAATTAAGATTAAAGTCGAACATTGTCATATAGAAGAAGAAAACTATTGTTATTATTCTATTGACACAATTAGATAGTTGATTGTTGTTATTCTATTTAGATCTTCTAAGACACCCCATCTTAATTGATGGGCTTTAGGACCGTTATCCGTTAGGGTAACGATTTAAAGGGGGAATTCGCTACTCCCCCTTTTTTATTTAATTCTTTTACTTATTTTTGTATTATGTTAATTGAAGTCATATTGTTTATTATTTTAATCCTATGTATTGGAATATGTGGTAAACACAGAAAATTTTTAAAATGAAAAGAAAAATTCAAAAGTTTCTTCTTTGGTGGTCGTTTAGATTCCCAAAGAAAAAAAGAAAATCAATTTGGGATTTATGAAAAACATAAATCAAATATTCAAGACTAATAAAGCTTTAATGGATAATCCTGAAGTTCAAGAACTGATTGATTATTGTATTGAATTAGAAGGTCAAGTTGTCGAAAAGAAAATAGATGATACTTATAGTAAAGAAGAGATTTATCTTCAGATTCTTAAAGACATTTATGGTAGTTGTGATAAAACCTTATTTGACGATCATTTGGCAGAAAGGTTCAAAGAAACTCCAAGAGTAGACTTTAAAAAGGCTGTGACGAATCTAAAAAAGTATATGGACACCATATCACAGATGTATAGAATAGATTTATGAAAAAAATTGAATTAATAGAAAATTATTTTGGGAGTAATGTTGTAATCGACAATGAAAGTCTTTATACACATAAAGGTGACCAAAGAGATCCAAAAATTGTTGATGATTTAAAAAAAGAAATTCTACATAAAATGTTTGAAATTTACACAAAATTTGACATGGATGAATGGCATACTATATTAGAAATAATGGTCTCAAACTTAGATGAATACGAATTTGATCACAATAATTCAAAAGGATCATTTTGTCGTTCATGTGATGATTATAATAAAAACTATATTTATATTAAAAAAGATGAAACAGAAAGTTAAATTAATTATGGTTGACCAAAAACCATATATCGTGTCTTTGGACAATATAGAAATTGGTGATAAAGTAATTGTGACCGTAGGTGGTCTATATCCATCAATTGTTGATTGTGAAAACGAAAACGTATTAAATTTGATAAATGGATCTAAATTATCATTAAACAAAGCGTTTAAAATTTTTATGGAACCAGAACACATAAAATTTCCACAAGAACAGATTGAAGAAATTCTTTCAAATGATGGTTTAATGGATGTTGAACTCGAAGAAGGCATTTACAAATATTCAATATGATGTTGTTAGAACAATATATACAGTTGTTTACTATCTTCAGTGTTAGTATATGTATATTTGTGCATCTGTGTTATAGATATTACAAAAAAAATATTAGAAAAAAGAAAAAATAATTTTTAAATATGGAAAATCCATCCAACGAAAATTATGATCAGGAGATCATTGATTTATTAAAAAAAGGAATAAGAATCAATTATATAACATTTTTATTAATCTTTTTTATTTTATTGGAAGTATTTCTTGGAGTTTATGGTTATGTAAAAACTAATAGTTTTTATGTGTGGTTTTTAGTTATTCTATGGACGAATATGATTATAAATAATTTTAGAATTTCAAGAATTGATAGAAAAATCAAATTATTAAAAAGTTTGAAAGATAAAGAATAATAAAATATGACAACAACTTTGGATTTACACGGTATAAAACATGCCGAAGTTACAAGAGTTGTTGATCAATTTTTGTGGGAAGAGATGAAAAAAAGATCAAAAGAGGTCGAAATAATAACAGGAATTAGTGATCAAATGAAAACTATTGTAATTGAAAATCTAAAAGATTATCAATTTTCTTATAATGAAGAATGGAACAATCCTGGAAAACTTATCGTTAAATTAATTTAAAATGAGAAAACCAAGAAAAAAAATCACGGCAGATGATTTGATAATTGAACAAGAAACAAAAGTTGTAATTCCCGAAACCAAAATTGAAAAAGTTGAAAAAATAGAAAAAGATTATACTTTTTTTGTTAGTGATGAAAAATTTTCAACAACTTGGGAACAACCAAATAACGAATGTAATAGAACAACACTATATCAAACTTTAGAGATCAAAACTGAAAATTGTTATGACGTAGATTATTTTGTTTTACAAAGTAATCAATGGTTTTTTACTGATATAGATGATCTAATTTATATTTTATTGGACTTTAAAAAACGATATGAAAAAATGAAAACACCATAGTTGTTTTTTTTAATTTAAATGTGTATCTTTATTCTATGTTAGAAGTAGAAGGTAAAACATTTCATAAGTTTATTGAAAAAAAGAATTACAGAGTCGAACTTTATAAAAACTTCTGTGATATTGATTCAAAACATAATAACAGTTATGCGTCAGTTCATATCACAAAAAACAAAGAAAAGTTTTATACCGACACCCAACTATTTTCTGAGGATGATTTTGTTAAACATTATGGAAATCCTTGCGCTTCAGTATATAGAATTAGATATAGATTTTTTATTGAAGAAAGTGAAAATAAAATTTCTTTAAAGTATCAACTATACACAAAACAAAGAAGAGTTGGAGGTAAGTTTTTTGTTGAAAGAAAAACAACAGAATATTTTTCATTTAATTTCAAAACTAAATTGTTTTACTCAGGAACACTTATTACAAAGAAAAAACAAAAAATGGGGGCTCGTATGAAAGTTAACCCAACTTATAATGCGATTCAAAGTTTCTTAAGAGGTGTTCATATTGATGAAAGCGTAAAACCTGAAAATCATTTTATTTTCTTTTTAGAAAAAATATGGGATAAAATGGGAATTGAAAACCCACAAAACTTTCAGTGGAATTCACCTGAATCATTTTATAGTTTAACATATTATTTGGTCAATGGAATTAAAATTCCAAACACATGGAAAAAATTCACCCACATGTTTCTTTCAAAGAAAGATCTAAGATTATCAAATATGAATTTGGTCGATACTGTGATGAAACAAATCAACATGAAAGGATCTAAAGTAAAACAAATTCTAAATGAATTAGAGTGGGTTGATTTTGATAGAATGTATATTGTTTATAATATCTTAGGTATTGACAGGTTTAATAAAATTGAAAACAAATATTTTGATGAATACTTTTCAAATTCATATCCTATACCTGTGGAGGATACTAAAATGGGAAGGTATTTTGAATGTTTCTATCGTCAAAATAATACTTACTTAAATAGTAGATTTTCAGTCCATCTAACACCAAAAGAAAAAGATAGAATTTTAAACATTATAACATATTTTGATTATGATAGATATAGGACTTTATTGGATCATTTAGAAATGAAACGAGACTTAATTAATCTTGGTGAAAATGTAAAATTAAAGTTTGAAAATATAAGTAGTTTTAATTTAGAACACGAGGAGTTTAGTCGTCTTTTACAATCATACAGAAAAGGTGAAGTTGAAAGATTTTATGGTGATGTAGATATTTTAGAAACACCAATCGAACACGAAGGTGAAACATATTACCCGGTACTTCTTCGTAAAACTACGGACTATGAAAAAGAATCTCAACACCAAAGAAATTGTGTTCGTGGGTATTCAGAAAGACCAGATTGTTTGATATTCTCAATTCGTAAAGGATCAAAAGATGGTGATGATAGAATCACTGTTGAATATCGATACAAAATAGATGAAATATTGAATGTTCAAGAAAGAGCTAAGTTTAATGAAACACCATCGTTAGAGTTTTCACAAGTTGCCAAAATACAACTTGCAAACATCAATCTTATGTATAAACTTGGAACTTTGAAGTTACCAAAGTTGGTTAAAAAATATCGTAATGGTAGAACTATAGAACAAGAAGCGACATTCAAAAGTTTGGAACATGAAGGGACTAGAGTAATTGCAATGACTCCTCATTGGGATGTTTCAACACCTGAACCACAAACTTGGCAAAATGAGATCTTAGATTTTCCACAATTGGAGCCACCAATGGATTATGAAAATGAAAATTATTTTAATATTTTGGATGAATTGCCATAAAATTATTATATTTGTAAAATGAAGACGTATAAACAATTACCAGTACCAAAAGATACTGCTTGGAGTAGAAATACCTTATACGGTAAATTACACTGGAGAATAAGATATGTTATTACAGGTGTGAAAAACATTTTTAAATGGATGCCAACTATTTATCACGACAGAGATTGGGACGGAGATTTCATTTTAAAAATTTTACAAAAGAAAATAGAGTTTCAAAGAAAAGAACTTGTCAACGCTAACAGACATACGGCCATTGATAGAGATAATAGAGATATGACTTTGGCACTTAACTTACTTGAAAGAGTTAGAGAAGATTATTATAGGTTAGAGTGTACGGATTATTGGGACGATGATATAAGTTTTGAGGATGTCCCAAATAAACCAAACTCAAAAAGTATTAAGATTGAAACAACTTCAGAAAGATTTGACGAATATCTAAATAAATATTCATCTTCAGTTCGTGCAATTACTAAAGAACATGGTGTAATTGAAGATAAAAAAACTTTATGTTTAAGAGTATCTTACTATAATCATAATAAAGCAAATAAACTTCTTTTTCGAGTTTTAGAAGAAAAATTAAGTTATTGGTGGGATTAAACAAAAAAAACAAAAAAATATGAACGATAAAAGAATTATTCACGGACATTTGATGAATGAACATCGAAGATTGGCAAATGAAATTGCTGACATTAAAGCTGAAAGTTACGAATTGAACGAAGAACAGAAAAGAAAAGTATCTGAGTTACAACAACGACAATTGATTATTATGAAACAATTAGAAAATTTATTAAGATAAATGGAAAATAGAAGCACACATTACGGAGATGTAAAAAATTGGATTGAAAAAGTTATTGACTCTTGTGAAAACAAAGAACAACTTATGACTACAAGAAAGTTAATTAAAAATTTTGACAAACAATTAAGAAATCGACATATTGATCGTTATTGGAATACATATTCATATGAATTAATAAAACCATTAGAATTTTATGTTGAAGAAAAAATTAAAAATATATGACAGGAAAAATTTCTAAAAAGGACGATCAATGGATTATTGAGTATGATAATGGTTTTGATGTTAAAAATTATGTCTTATGTGAAGAAACATTAATTTGGATTAAAAAACATTCTTTGGATAATGTTTTAGAAAACACCAAAACCGTTGATTTTGATATTGTGGTAAAGGGAGAACATTGTCCGACCAAAGAAATGCTTATTAAAAATTACTGTGCTAAGATCCGACTAATTGATTTCGATACTATTTATTAGTAAAGAAACTTGGGGATGATTGATTTAACAAACTACAAAATTAAAAAATATCAATACGAACTTTCCAGCGAAGAACTTGAGACCAAAGTTTGGGACAACATGTCTGAAGATGAAATTAAATGGGCGGTTAAAATAACTTTGGAAGGTATAAATGATACTGCAAACTTGACAGAACCAAAAGCGTGGGATTTATTCTTCTTAAATGAAGAGTTAGAAAATGAAATTGAAACAATATTAAAAAAATATGATGTTTCATTTGTTAAAGAAGATTTAACCGAAAACCTTTTAACAAATCCAAATGAAGTATTCACCGATTATTTTATTGAAAGATTAGATGAATTTCTAAATGACAACTTAGATGTTGATAGTATTTTAGATAGAATACTTGAAGTTGGTATTGATAAATTAACTTCATTTGAAAAATATTTCTTAAATAACGACACCGAAAATTAATTAAGTTTATTTATTGTCAATTCAAAAATTAATTCATATATTTTTTATATGAATAATCCATCAGGAAATAAATTAAAGAAACTTGTCTTTGGAATGTTTGACCAAATGGTTGAAAGTGCAGACAAGTATGTAACAAAAGAAGGCTCAACTTGGCTGATATTCACAGAAGAAAAAAGATGGGTGGTTGAATTTACAAAGGATAAAACCTTATGGTTCAACTATAACCTATTTCAAAGTGAGTTGTATCTAGTCAGTAAGGACTGCACTCAAGAAAGAGATTTGATCAAAAACTGGTTTGAATCAAGATTTTTGGGTATTAAACCTGTTGAAGACACCATTCAAAATGGGGTGAAACACACCTTGCCTTGGCAATATTGTTCGCATAGGTCAGTTGAAGACACCATTCAAAATGGGGTAAAGGACACCAAAAGCCTTCGTCGCATACATAATCGAAATGTTGAAGACACCATTCAAAATGGAGAAAAAATTAAATAAAATGAAAAACCCAACAGGAAAAAAATTAGAAAAAATTATCTTTAAATTGTTTGACGATGCGAGTCAAGGGGTTGATAGATATAATCACAATGGCAGTCTATGGGCTATCTTCACCAATGAGACGAAATGGGTTTTTGAATTTACAAAGGACCAAACTCTATGGTATAACTATAGATTCTTCAATAATGAAATGGAACTAATCGGTAAGGACTGCACCGAAGAAAAAGATTTGATTAAGAATTGGTTTGAATCAAGATTTTTGGGTATTAAACCTGTTGAAGATACCATTCAAAATGGGGTGAAACACACCTTCGGACATAAAATAGATTTTCATGAAACGGTTGAAGATACCATTCAAAATGGGGTGAAACACACCGGTGGAATGTCCTTCAAACCTTATCAAACAGTTGAAGATACCATTCAAAATTAATAATAAAATACAGTAAATATGAGCGAAGATAGAATACCTTATTTAAGATCCGACATGGATGAGGAAGAACAAAAACTTTGGGATAATACTTTAATGGACGGATTGGAAAATCTTAACAAAGAAGAATTAATTGACAAAGTCAGAAATTATTATAATACTTGTTATAATATTGATGGAAGACCACCATCCAAATTAGATTTTAACGAATTTTTAAACACCTTATAATGTCAAAAGAAAACATACAACTTTTTGATTTGTCTTTAAACAAAGGAGATACCTGTTTAACATATGTTCTTAAAAGACTTGGTCTTGAAGAAGACTTATGTAGTTATGAAACCTTACACGATCATTTTGATCAGTTTCAATTCTCAAGATATAAGAAAAAACTTTGTGTCGGTGATATTTTATTGTGGGATAGAGATATAAAGTGGGAATGGATGCCATGGATAATAAAAGATAAAAACATCATTTGGAAAAACATTCCTCTTGGGGTTCATTTTGGAATAATGGAAGATGATGATCTTTTTTCTGATTGTACCAGACTAATAAAACCACCACATCCTAGTTTAAGAATTAGAAGATTAAATGAGGTTCATAAAAATCCTGATTGGGTTTTAAAGTTAAGTAAATGAATAAAAACAAAAACATATAAAATAATTGACTAATGAATAATTTAGACAAACAATACCAATCATTACTCCAAGACATTTTGGAGAATGGTGTAAAAAAAGAGACTAGAAATGGAGATACCATTTCAGTGTTCGTTAGACAGATTCGTCATAACATGCAAGATGGATTTCCAGTTCTTACAACAAAGAAAATGGCTTGGAAAACTATTGTGACCGAGTTGTTATGGTTTCTTCGCGGTGATACAAACATCAAGTTCCTTGTTGAAAATGGTTGTCATATTTGGGATGGTGATGCTTATAAGAACTACTTACATAAAGTTATACGTGACAAAGACATTGTACAATACTTAAAATCATATTCAAAAGATACAAAAGGAGTCCCTACTATTGAACTCTATTCAAAAGATGAGTTTATTGAGCGAATTAAAAATGATGATGAGTTTGCTGAGAAGTTTGGGGATTTGGGAAAAATTTATGGTAAGCAATGGAGAAAGTGGACAGGTTATGAGAATAATACAAAAGTAAACGGGGTTTATGACGAATATCAAATTGACCAAATTACAAACCTAATCAACGACCTTAAAACAAATCCAGACTCAAGACGATTGATGGTTAATGCTTGGAATGTTGGAGAATTGGATTCAATGGTACTTCCACCTTGTCATTATGGATTTCAAGTTTATACAAGAGAGCTAAGTTTGAGTGAAAGAACACAATATAAAAAGAAAAGAGATGGTATTGCTCGCACTTTTGCACCATACACTCATCAAATGTTAGATGGTTCAAACATACCAACCAGAGCAATCTCTTTAATGTATAACTGCAGAAGCCAGGACGTACCATTGGGAACACCATTTAATTTGGCATCTTATGGGTTACTTCTAACAATATTGGCAAAGGAGGTTAATATGATTCCTAATGAGTTGATTTCAAATATGGGAGATTGTCACATTTATTTAAATCAGATTGATGGAGTTAAAGAACAATTAACAAGAGAACCATTTGAGTTACCAACTCTTAATCAATTTCCAACTTATGAAGGAACAAGACCATCAATAGAATCTTATGTTATTGGTGATTTCACACTTAAAAACTACCAATCACACCCGACTATTAAAATGCCACTTTCAAATTAAAAATGAAAATTGATAAAATAAAACTTAACCACAATAATCGAATGATTAGAATCGGTTTTGGAAAACACGATGGTAATTGGTTTTTTAGAATTGATTTTTGGTTTATCGGTTATAGATTTAAAAAATAAGATTATGAATAGAGACACATCGTGGGATGACCCACAATTATCAGACGGAGATTTCCCCTCAAATCAACCCAAGTTCAAAGTGGGTGATAAAGAGGTTAAAGTTAAAGGATATAAATTTCCTTGCACAATCGTATCAGTATTTCAAACCGTAGAAGGAAATACCAGAGTTGTTGGTGAAATGAATGAATATGGACTTCTTCACATCTTTAACGAAGATCAATTAGAAAACGCAAATTAAAATGAAAAGATATAAAGTAGATAAAATATACATTTCGGAATTGGGATATTTAATGGTTAGATTATATGATAAAGAAAAAAAAGTTTGGACAACAATTAATTCTGGTGATTGGAAAAATTGTTTGAATCTAAACACAGATAAAATAAAAATAGAAGATATAGAGTATTAAAATGGGACTAGTAAAAAAAGAAAATTATTATTATAAAAAAGATAAGAAAAAGTTTAAAAACGCAGATCATCAAAAAAATGAAAATTATGATGATTTTGTGTTAAGATCAGGTGAAATACACACCATAAAAAAACTGGTGCAAGCTGGATCATATAAAGTTGGAAAAAGTTTTCATGTTTACTTTGAGAAAAAACCAAATTCAATTCATAGGTTCTTCACCAAACTATTTTTAGGTTGGAAATGGCAAGACCAAAAGTAAAACGAATTCACGTTAATCAACACCATGTCAGATCCAACAAAACAAAAGGGACTGATCTTCCTGTTATTACAATAAAAGAAGGAAAAACAAATACCTATTGTAATGAAATTGAGATCTTGGGACCTAGCAAGATCATATATGGTGGTGATGGAGTGGATGCTAAACCACTTTTAAGTTGTGGTGCAAGAGTTGTGATCGAAACAACAAGTGAGATAAACATAATATCGTAAGATCAAGTATTTATAATCAAAAAAGACTATGGAAATATTAAAATTAGGATCAAAAGGAGAAGACGTTAAAAAACTCCAAGAATATTTAGACTTAAAAGTCGACGGAGAATTCGGACCAATGACAGAAAGGGCGGTTAAAGATTTTCAAAGGAAACATATAATTTCAGTTGATGGTGTTGTTGGAAAAAAAACATGGGAAGCTATGGGATATGTTTCAACAGATTTATCTGAAAACAAAAACCAAGCAAAAGGTTTAGAAATTAAACAACACTTTTTACCTATTGGTGAATATAAAAGCCAAAAAACAAAAAAAGAATGGGTATTTCTTCATCACACAGCAGGTTGGGAAAATCCAATTAAAACAATTGATGCATGGGCAAACGATAAAAGAGGTCCAATTGCTACCGAATTTGTTTTAGGTGGTCAAAACATTAGAACATGTGATAAAACTTACGATGGAGTTATGGTTCAAGCATTTCCAACAGGACACTACGCATGGCATTTAGGAACAGGATCAAATAAATTACATAGTTGTTCAGTAGGATTAGAAGTTTGTAATTTTGGTCAATTAAAAGACGGAAAAACTTATGTTGGAACGGTTGCTCATCAAGCACAGATTGTAAAACTAGCAAAACCATTTCGAGGTCATCAATTTTGGCACAAATATTCTGACTTACAAATAACCGGAATTAAAGATTGGTTATTGTTTATTGCTGATCGTGATGATATCGACATTAGAAAAGGACTTGTTGAATTAATTCATAAAAAAGGTGCGGACGCTTTTGATCACTTTGATCTTTCACTGGTGGAAAAAACAAGAGGACTTTGGACACACACAAATGTCAGAAAAGATAAAGTGGATATGTTTCCACAACCAGAATTAATAGATATGTTATTAACTCTTTAAAAAATTAAAACCCCTTCTTAAAAGTTGGGGTTTTTTATTTGATATTTCTTTTAATTTTTATTATATTTGTTGGGTATGAAAAAAATTAAAATAGACCTAAAAAAAGTTATCAAGGTTAAACCAAAAACAATAAAAGAAGGCCCTGATGTCGGACCACTATTTGTAATGATTTTAGGATTTTTACTTGGAATGATTTTGATTTCAATAATTTAAAAAAAATAATTAAATTTGTATTATGATACTAACAATATTAAGCGACACTCACAACAAACACAAACACGTCACAGGTGATTTGAAGGGTGGTGATATTTTGATTTGTGCAGGAGATATTTCTTCTATGGGATATGAGCATGAGATTCGTGAGTTTGCGAAGTGGTATAATAGTTTGGATAATTACACAACTAAAGTTTTTATTGCTGGAAATCACGATTGGGGATTTCAAAATAATGCTGAAAAAACTAAAGAGATTTTAGAAACATATAAAGACATTAAATACCTTGAAGATGAGTATTTGGGTATTATAGATGGTGGCGAACCTGAAATTAAAATTTGGGGTAGTCCTTGGCAACCTGAGTTTTATAATTGGGCGTTTAACTTACCTAAAGGTGGGTGGGAATTGGAACAAAAATGGAAAGATATTCCTGATGATACAGATATTTTAATTACTCACGGTCCAGCTTGGGGTATGTTAGATGATGTTGAAGGTCGTCGTGGACAACATTTGGGTTGTGAATTGCTTGCCGATCGAATTAAACAAATTAAACCAAAGATTCACATTTGCGGACATATTCATAGTGGATATGGTTATTATTATGACGGACATACACATTACTTTAATGCGTCAGTATTGAATGAACGATACCTTTATTCTCAACTGCCTTGGCACATTGATTGGAATCCAATAACAAATGAGGTTAGTTTTTTATAACTAATCTCATTTTTGATATATTTATAATAAAATATATATTATGAGTAAATTAGATTTAACAGAAAAACTTAAAGAAGAGTTAAAAAGAAGAAATCTTTGGGAACAAGAAGATGATGACGATGATGACCAAAAAGAAAACGATGATACTGATGAAAATGAAGATCAAACTTCTTCAAGCCATAACGAAGATTTTTGTGAAATGGTTTGTCAATTATTACATTCACAAACACAAGTTCATATTTTCCATTTAGGAACAAATTCATATGCAGAACACAAAGCTCTTCAAAAATACTATGAAGGAATTGATGAGCTTGTTGATAGTTTAATTGAATCTTTTCAAGGAAAATACGGACTTTTAAAAAATTATAAGTCATATAAAAATCAAACTTATAAAAACAAAAATCAAGTTTTAAAATACTTTACAAGTTTATTAAACACAATAGAAGAAAAAAGAGATTGTTGTGAAGATACTTACATTCAAAATCAAATTGACGGAATTCAAGAATTGATCTATTCGACAATGTATAAGTTGAAGTTTTTAAAGAGGTAATCTTCCGTTATATAAAACAAGATAACCATTTGAAAAGTCCAAATTTTCTAAATCAAATTCATATTCAATTTCATCAACTGTATAATCACCTGACCATTTTGCTATTCTAAAATAAGGCTGTATTAAGACTCTAGTTTTATAGACTTTTTCATTTATCAATTCACCTTCATCAAAAATTAAGTCCAAATTATTTAGTGTGTAAACTGAAGAATTTACTTCATTAACTAATAGTTCGTCAGTTTCTACTTCGCCTGAACCATTACAATCATTACATTCAAAATGACCATCACCACCACAACTATCACATGTATAAGAACCACGACCTTGGCAATCTTCACAAGTTACGTGACTATCTCCATTACAAGTTTCGCATCTTTGTCCATCTTCATCTTCACCTGAACCACCACAATCATCACAAGTAACAACTCCTTCACCATCACATTCTCTACAATCTTCTGTTCCTGATCCATCGCAATAGTCACAATCTTCTCTTCCGTGACCATAGCAATTTCCACAGTCTTCTAATTTATAACCATCATTTTCAAATTCTGAAAAAAAATATCCTTTTAAATTTTCTAAAACATACTTTACTGATTTTGCAGCGTCACCATTTTTATTATAAAGATAAATTGAAAAAATTAAGTATAGTTCTTCAGAACCATTTAATTTAGAAAGAT